CGATGCGTCAGGGAACAAACGCTCATATTCTGACTTTAGTATATCTTCGGTGATGAAACACCATTCGGCATCTGAGCCGCATGGGTCTTGGATGGTGGGGTCCATGTAGACGCTAAATGCGTTACGGACACGGCCAATCTTGATGTCTTGGTCGAACGTATCGTCGTTGCAATACTCGGTCAACAGCCGAATGTAACCTTCGCCGTAAGTGACTTGGTTGTCGCAGGCTGTGTCATACGCAACGTCGGCATCTGACATATACTCAATGTGGCGGACCACACCATTGAAGATTTCAGCGACCTGTACGTCGGCGTTGTCATCCGCGGGTATTACTTTACCGTTTGGACGGTTTTGACGCTGTTCGTTCGTCACCTGACGGACGTGCTGTGGCAGCTTGTTGATTGTCAGGCATGGACGTGCGTTAATAGCCTGTCCTTGCACGCTGCCGCGTGTTGACAACACGTCAGCAGGCCACTGCCACTGGTTGTCAGGGCTGCCGGCCATAAAGCGTAAATCGTCTAGTTCGTCCTCACGGCTATCTGAATACGCAGCCTGCGCCATCGTAAGACGGCTACGCATAGTAGCCATCTTATCGTGATCGTCGCGCGTTGTCTTAGGCGCGTTCGATCCTACGTTGGCAACTTTTCCTGCCGCTTCAATGCCTGTGGGGTCGGCCATAGATTATTTCTTGCCTTTGCTGGCGGCGCGCTTCACGCTGTAGGCGATTGCGACCGCTTGTTTCACAGGTTTGCCCGCATTTACTTCTGCTTTGATGTTCTTGCGGAACGCAGCTTTGCTGGGTGACTTACTAAGGGGCATGATTAACGCTTTTTGCCCATTGGTGTTGACTTCATGTTCACCGTTGTGCGGATGATTTGTGGCGCTTTTGGTGCCGCAACCTTAGCTGGCATCTTGACTGCACGTCCGCCGGCTGGGCTTGTCGAGCCTTCGCGCGCCGTGATCTCTTTAGCTGCTGCCTTGCGGGCTGGGTCGCGGTTAGCGATAGCAGCGCGCTCTGACGCTACAGTGCCTGTCTTGTACAACTCACGCGTATATTTGTTGGCTGGCATTTACTTACCCTTTTTAGCTGGTTTTTTAGCGGTTTTGGCGCTGTCTTTGAAATCTTTAGCTGAAGGTGCGCCTTTGTCACCCGCTTTACGCATTTTCTCACCAGAGCCAGCAGCTATGCGGGCTTTCTTAGCGTTGATGTTTGCATACAATCCGGGTTTCATGGGCATTTCCACCTTTTCAAACTAGCTTTGGCGCGTTCGCCGTCTTTTGCCTTAGCAGCTACTGCACCCATGCGCGCGCAGAATGACGCTTTGCGTCCCGCATCTGCTTTTGTTTTCGGGCTGGGCGCAGGCGCCTTTAAGTTACTACCTGTAGCAGCATTATACTTGGCTCTGCCAGACGCTGTCAGGCCCGCACCCTTTGACACAGGCAGTTTCTCGCCTCTGCCAACGGATAGCGACACTGATTTTTTCTTGTCAGCCATTAACTGCCCATCCACGATGTAGATATTCCTGCGGGAGAATAGCCTCTTGTGCGATGCTTGTCAACGCGTGTCAGACGCGGATCAGTAGATGCTACAGGAAATGCGAACGTGACCGCTATGGCGTCCGCTGCGTCTGGCGAGGCCAGCCCGCGTGACTTCATATCTTTCTTGCTTTCTAGGAACAGCGTCCCCCTGCTGTCAGGCTTAGTGCGCGGGCTGATGAGGTCTGTCTTCAGGAACCTATCTGTCGGGATGTGGCCCGTCCTAAGCCAGTCACGCATGGCCCCCCACATCTCTGCGCGCTTGTTGCCCCACATCGTTTGGTTCTTAGCCTTGTTGCCGAAGTTCACGCCGCGTATCTTGTACCGCTGCTCCTTCAGCCTGTCCACGACGCCTGCACCTAGCCCGCCTTCGTCGATGCAGACCAGCGCCGGCTGGAACTGCTCTATGGCGTCGATGACGTGTCCTGCCACTTCCATAGTGTCCGCACCGCGGTGTCTCCGCAACTCTAGGATGTCACGGCCCTGCCGTATGGCGATGACCGTAGCGTCAGCCCCGAACCGTGCCGGGTCCACCCCTATGACGATGGGCGCGCTGGTGTCCTTGGCTGCGGGCCGCTTCATGGCATCATCGACCAGATTGCTGCCGATGAACTGATCGTCACCTTCACTGGGGAAGTTACCGTACACTTCGACACTGGCTTGGTAGCTGTCTGGCCCGTACTCGTCGATGATGCGCTGGTACAGGTGTTTATCTGTACCCTCGACATCGCGGGCGTCGATGACGCGTGTTGACCAGAACGCCCGCTTGCTGTGGAACGTTTCGTAGAAATAGCCCGTATTGCGCCGCGGGTTGGAGAACGCCAGATGGAAGCGGTGCGGCGTATTCTCTGTGAAGAAACCATCACTCACTGACCAGATCGAGTCGGGTATACCGCTGGCTTCGTCAAAGATCAGCATCACACCATCTTCATTGTGCAGACCAGCATACGCATCTGGGTTTTCTTCGGACCATAAGCGGCCTTCAACGGACCAGTATCTAGTACCTTTTTTCATTTCCCGCTCAACAATTTCCGTAAGCCATTTAGCGGGCATAATGCGGGTAGCTGCAATTTCAAACCAATGGCTGTTTAGCGTCATGGCTAACCATTTAGTGATTTCTGCCCAAGTGACTGAACGTAGCTGGGCTTCAGAGTTAGCCGACACAATCACAGAACCGCCTATGCGGGTAGACATCATCCATATAACTAACCAGCTTACCAATGCTGACTTGCCAATACCGCGTCCAGAAGCCACAGCCATACGAAACGTATCAAAGTCTATCTTACCATCGTTTTCTTTAATGTGGTCGCGGATAGCTTGCAGAATAGCCCGCTGCCATTTGCGCGGTCCAGCGTGTTTCTCTAGCGGCGTACCTTGCTCACCCCAAGGAAAGGCCAGAAGCACAAACGCTAAGGGGTCGTCCTTGATTGACGGCGACCATAAGCGTGCCATCAACTCTACTTCGTCGGATGCGCTATATATTGGCTGCTGCATTATTTGTCCTAAAAGAATATAGTTCGCGTTCGGCGTTTTGTCGGGCTAAGATAGCTTCATCTTTGCTTTTGTGCCAGCCTAAGCTGCGGCAACCTTCACGAGTGTATATGCGTGCTTGCCACAGATTGTGCGTCTTGTTCCATGACACACCCGTAACCCCTGACTGCGAGTTGCGTTGCACGCGCCGGTTCTGGTTGTTCTCGTGCTGATCCGCTTCACGCAAGTTTGCAATGCGGTTATCGCCGGGCGTTTGGTTTATGTGGTCTAAGTTTTTAGCAGGCCATACCCCATAGCAGTACAACCATGCCAGCCGGTGCGCTTTATACAGCGTTTCATCTAAGCGAATTACAATATACCCGTAGCGGTCGCGGCAGCCAGCTATGCTGCCTTTAGGCGCGCGGTTAGACCGACGTATACGCCAACAAAATTCGCCGGTGTCGGGGTCATATTTTAGTAGTTTTTTGAGGCGCTTTTGCGTTATTGAGTTCGTAGCCATTAACAAGTTCCTTTTGTTGATCGGTCAGGAGTGTGGAGGGCGTTGGTGCGCTCTCCACTTCCGTATACAGCCCTTGTATAACACGCGACTGCGCTTTCTCCAAGGCAGCAATTACGCTGATCTGGCCTTCGATAGTAATTTCTACAGACTGTGCAGCTTTCCAGCCATGGTTGTGCTTCAGTATGTCGAGTGCTGCCTTAGCGTCGCCGTCGCGTGCCGCTTCGTACATAGTCTTGGCCGCTACCATCTCGCCGTCGGCACGACCTTTGATCTCTGCCATCTCGACCAGCGGGTCTGCGTCGGCCAACACACGAAATTGTTTGGGTGTCATGCCGGCGGCCATAGCTAGGCTATCACCCTTTAGCCCATAGCGGGCAGCTTCGTAGATAGACTCCAGCCGCGACTCGGTGGCTTGCACCCGCTCTGGTGTAAATGGCAGTGAGTAGAAAGTCATTGGGCGTACTATAGTGTGTTGCGTTCTAAGATGCAAAAAAAATAAAAATTGTTTGGCTTGCAACATTTAGAAATAAAAAAATTGTTTACGATCCCTCCCGTGACAGTCACGCGGCCCACCGGCCCTACCCACCCCGCCTAAATATTTTCTGGATTTTGCTTTGCGGCCTTGGCTGGCTAGGTGTGTTGCTGTGTTAATACAGTGATAAGCGTTCTGCTTATGTTCTAGCTGGCGTAGGATTGGCCTTTCCCTTTGTGCGTCTGCGCGGATTGGAAAAAACACATCGCTAGCTAGCTAGCTTAATGCGAACGATTATTAGTTAGGCTATCTAGGCTATGAGATAACAAGTCGCTGATGAAATGATTTACGTTAACGTAAAGTAAGAGGGTAAGTTAGGCGTTCTAGGCTATATTGTCATCGGGTTTGAAGTCACCGCGAAGTGACGAAAACCATATAGGTTATATTCTATATATCATTTTTCATTTCATCAATGACTATAAAACAAATAGCCTAGATAGCCTAACTAGGTTTCAAAGCCGCCGAAATCCGCCACAAAAGTTGGGCGGTTTACGCCCGCACAATAGCCTAACTGATGACTATTTTTCACCCGGTAGCAAAATAAGTTATCCACAGGTTTATTTTCACTTTTGCGATTTATTTTGCGTGCAACACAATTTGTTGTTGACAGCATAGGTTTGAGGGTAGATAAGAGGGCATTACCAACGGAGATTTTTTATGCCTTATCAATTTGACGCCCATGTAGTTGCCTTTGTGGCTTGGCAACGCGCGCAAGCAGTATTGCGTTATCCAAATACGTTTAAGCCGAATTGACCATACAACATAGGAGTGAGACAATATGTTAATGCAAACTAAATCCGAATTGGCGTTGGCTTATGATATATCCGCGCTATCAATCGATATCCAATTGCAGATATTAGGTAGCGAGCACAACCGCTCGCTGTTTAGCCGCTTCCCCGATAAATTGCTTGGCATTGATACAAACGCCAAAACAATCAAAGGTGAAAAGTACGGTATCAAAACCGCCATACTATATTTAATGCCCGCAATGGGAAGCGGCGTCCAATTGTGCGCTAACGCTAAGATCGCCGGTTGTGAAAAGCCTTGCCTATTTACCGCCGGGCGCGGCGCTATGTCAAACGTCATGCTATCGCGTTTGCGTAAAACGCTATACTTCAACCAATATTGCGATCTATTCATGGCGCAATTGTCGCGTGAAATTGCGTTAGAAAAGGCTAAGGCTAAACGGCAAGGCTATATATTGATCGTGCGTCCTAACGGCACAAGTGACGTTCGTTACGAAAATATCCCGGTGGACGGCTTCGACAATATAATGGACGCGCATAGCGACGTTCAATTTTACGATTACACAAAACTGGCTAACCGTAAAAACGTACCGGCTAATTACGATCTAACGTTTAGCTATAGCGGCGTTGCCGCGTATCAACCGTTTGTCGCTAAGGCTGTTGCCAATGGCGAGCGGATAGCGGTAGTTTTCCGTAACCGCGCTATCGTTAACGCTATGCTAGCCAATGGCGAAACGTTTTTAGGTTTACCCGTCGTTGACGGGGACGATACGGATATCCGCCATTTGGATCCGCGCGGCGCTATCGTTGCGCTATACGCTAAGGGCAAGGCACGCCGCGATCAATCTGGCTTTGTAGTAGGATAAGGGGAAAGCATAATGACTAACAATTGGAAAGCTTGGGCTATCTTAGCCGACGGTCAAAAGATTGCATGGCCTAACCTAAGGCAAGGCCAAGCCAAATGGCGCTTTGATTTTCTCAAACGCGGTATGCTTTACCGCGGCGTTGAAATCAAAAAGTGCGGCTATCTGCAAAACGATTAGCGCCATATTAGCCGCGCGACCGTTACCGCGCGGCGTTTATGGCGCTAATGCCAGTAACAGTACAGTAAAGGACAATATATTATGACACGTACACTAAACGTAATTGCGCGCGATATTAGCCGCGATTGGACTAAGCCTTACTTTGGCGCGGTTCCATATCTGGACGCTATGCATAGCCTGCAAGCAATCACTGATAAGTATTATTATGACGATGCCGATTCCGTCGTACGCTATTTTCTGGCTAACGCTACGGCCTGGAAAGGCGAAACCGCGCGGGCGATCAAAGCCGAACTTAAAACGCTATTGAAAGGCGCCTAAGCCGTGATTCCGCACATAATCGCCATATGCGCTTTTTTGGCCGTATTGGCTTTATCATTAACCGCAATAATTATTACGTTAAAAGGACACTGAGCAATGACTAACGACATATTCCGCACCGTGCGCGAGCTAATCCAAAGCAACAAATGCGTGCTGATGGGCAACGCCGTAAACAATGATGGCGAGCTATACGACGATAGCGTCGAGAACCTCACCGCGATCTTGGCGATGAAAGACAGCTATAACGAGATGTTGGCGGCGCTGGAATGGTGGCAAGCGCAAATGCGGGATGACACTTGCGACGATATGGGCAAGCTGCTGGATGATATGAGCGCCAAAGCTCATGCCGCAATCGCAAAAGCAAAAGGAAACTGAGCAATGACATACGACCGCAATTATCTAAGTATGCTTTCAGACCGAGAGTTAGTGCACGCAACTTCAGACCGCAATTATGAGTTGGCTATTGTGTTGGCAGAACGCCTTAGCGAACTGTTGGACGTTAAAGACCAACTAGAGCAATTGCAGATACTATACGACCGCCTAGTGACCGAAGCCAACGCCCTGCGCGACGATGCAGCCGAATGATTGCCGTTGTCGCTGGCGCAGCCCTTTTTCTATTAACTCTAATATTGGATGATTGATTATGACTATCGAACAAATTGCAATTGTCGCGCTGTTAACCATGCAAGCCGTAACGCTATTCCTATTATGGGAAACGCAGAAAATCGGCGAATGGTTCCGCAAGGCATGGGTGCGCGACAGTGCCGAATTGCTACATTGGAAGCACAACGCCATAATGCGCGACCCCAAGACAGGCCGCTATCTCGACAAAGGCCAAAGCTAATGGAGCGCCAGTTACGGATGCAAATCCAGCATTTAGCCAGTTACATTAGCGATAGGAGCCTAGTTGCGGCATATATCAATAATGAGCATGGCCTGAACCTTAGCACTGTGGACATTATCGAACTGACAGCCAACGACAAGCGGCGGTTTTACAGTCCAGACCACAAACCTATGATGCCATCGCCGCTGATCGTGACGCACAAGCGCAAAGGATATGATGACTTAGCCCTTGCGCTGTTCAAATACCATGCCGCCCGTTCATTCGGTGCAGAACAAAAATATTGGCTTGAACGGCTAAACGACAAGCGCGCCAAGCCTAAGACAACAGTGGAATTATAATATGATCAAGACACCACAAGCCGCCCCGCTAGGGCGCAAATATAGAGTATCATCAGAAAACGCATGGCCCCTGCGCGGCCTTGACGGTAAAACATTCGCAGAACGACACAAGGAAAAGGAGCAAAGCAAGTGAGCCGACCGATGTTTTACCCAATGGGAACGCTAGAAGTCGGTGATGTTGGCACTATGCCAGCCACCGACAAAGGCGCAGCCAAGCGCACCAGCCGCAACGTGTCGCAATACGGCATACGCCACGGCAAGGCGTTCAAGTGCCGCACTGCGGGCGGCGTAACCTTCATAACTAGATGGATGTGACATGATAAACGAACGCATTGAAGCACTACAGAAACGTGAGCGGGTGTGCTGGGATATGTCCGAGGTGTTTCTACACGCCAAGGACGCGCACGGCTTGCACGACATGGGGGTAGAAATCCAAGGCATCCAATGGGCGCTGCGCGAACTGGAAGGGCTGTTACGCAAATGACCGACCAAAATGGATATATGAAACTGACACGCATCCCAGCAGTGCGTTCAGCTAAAGACCCCAACACCTTCACCAATCACCTGACCACCGCAAGCGGCGGGATAGGCGATAGGGTGACAGATGAAACCGCCACGCATTACATGATGCACCACTTTTGGATTGAAGAAAAGAAATGACCAAAGAAATAAAATACCGCATCGACCCTAAGACCGGGCGACCATTGCACCTGCTTGGCGATCTTGCCGCTGTCCTGAACGATGACGGCTCGACAGTAACCGAGCATTACGACGAAAACGGCAGACTTTACAGAACCAGTTACAAGTCAGTCCCCTACCCTAAAGATTGGACACCAGAATGACCGACATACCAGATTGGGTGCTAAAAGAAGCTGCGAAGCGGTGCGATTGGCACCCCAGCAAGACATTGGCGCAAATGCGCGGGTATTTATCATCATCGGCGGCGTTTACCGAACTATGCCGCGCCATCGAACAGCATGAAGCCTTTAGGCAGAAGGTAAGTTATGCGATAGAGGACGTAACGGACAGGGATTTACCTGTGGCCGTCCTTCGCCGCTTTATCATCTCCGCGGACGTGCCTGACGCGTTGGTGGATGTATGGGGCGACTTGTTCGTGAAAAACTACAATTTGGATCAATTCTGCGCCGCACTGGAAGCGTGTGGGCTGGAGATAAGGAGTAAGAACGATGACTGAAGAAGAAATAGACGCCTTTGAGAATTACGACCAACGCGCCGAAGCTACGCTGGCCTACCGCTTGATGGAGCATCTCGCTTTCAGGGGCTTAATAACGGACGATGAAGTGTGCCACCTACGCTACCCGCCATGCGAGTTGATCGTAGACGCAGAGGCAGCATGGGACGAATAACTATCTGAAAACAAAAGACAATAAAAATAACTTTCTCATAAGTCCTTGAAAACAAAGGAAAGAAAGTTATTGACATACCCTCAAACTATGCTATAATGAGCCATCAAGACGGGAAACCGCCTTGATGGTTCTTTGACATTGATAAAAGGAAAGTAGAGCATGACACACGACTACATAGCTATCGTTTTACTCGGCGGCGGATCAAGCTGGGCCAGAAACCCTGATCCAGAAAAAGCCATCGCCAGTGTCGTAAGGCAAGTAAAGAACGATTGGGGTCAGATTTTTAACATGAAGGGCGCTGAGATTTATGTCAACGTCTGGGATGTTACTGGCAACGATGATGTCCATTGGGATGACGAAGGTATGCACGGGGATAAGCAAGACGAACACCCCATAACCAAAGTCAACACCCGCTTGGTAGTGTTACCCGGCAAACGCAAACTAGCAGCGTAAACAACAAAAAGCCCCCGGTGGAGTGAGACACCGGGGGCTTTCCAAAAGGGTTAGTAGAGCATTACCAACCCGAACAGTATAACATTGCAACCAATCGGTTGTCAATTCTTGCCTAACATTGGCATATTGCTGCCCGTAGGCAAGGTTTCCGCCATGCGGCGCAAGTCAGACTTGCTATATTTCTGAAGCGCGTCTGGCGCGACAAAGATATGCTTCTTAGTTGGGTGTTCAACCGAACCGATCCGCCCCATGTCAGTCCAGCCCGCTTCCTTTAACGCATGGAGCAGCGCAGCTTGCGGAACCTTTAGGCCCGCGGGCATGAACGGCGCAAGTATGTCGCCAAGACGATGGAACGGCCCGCCGATGACACCATCCGCAAACATACCCGACCGATTACGCATCAATTCGACCAGATAGCTTTCCGCTGCGCTCATGCCATGCTCGACCATGTTCAGCTTCCATTCGGTCACTGGCGGGGCAGCAGTAGGGTTGAACGATGACACGTCGCGCTGGTGCAGCCAAGCGGCGCACTTTTCATAGCCGCCTGTCTTATACCAGCCCCACAGCGCGTCCGCTGCCGGTGTTGTCATGCGCGGCGCGTGCGTCCAGACGCAGAACCAACGGCGATCCTGCGTTGGCAGTGTGATAGGCAGCGAATCGTTCGTGTAAGCAATCACCATCAAGCGGTTGACCAGATCGTAAGGGTGCATACCCTTGCGGTTGACCGACAGCGTTTCAGGCGGCGCAGCGATCAGCGGCTTCAGCTTGTTAGCCATAGCGCGGCGTTCGCGGGCTTCTGGTTCCTTCAACTCGTTTAGGATGACCACTTCAGCTTCCAACGCATAGCCCCACTGGCTTTCCAATCCGCCAGCTTCGATGACTGACCTGTTGCGCCAGTTCTTGCCGCCCAGCGCCCATAGGAACGGCTGGAATATAGTATCCTTGCCCGCGCCTTCATCGCCGCCAATCAGGATAGCGTGATTGATCTTGACAGTTGGGTTTTGTATCTTGAACGCCATAGCGTTAAGGATGTGGTCTAGTTCTTTGTCATCCGCAATCAGATTACGGCAATGCTCAAGCCAAGGCTCGACATCATGGTCGGCAATTACATCGCTGTCCGCTACGTCAGGGCGGGCGTTTGTCCATCTGTTGCCGTAAACCAACCCGTCGCGCGTCACCAGCACGTCATCGCCAGCGGCAAACGTCACGGCTGCAAGGGCCGGCGCGCCGCGATCCTGCCTGCGTTCATCAAAATAGATGGACGCCTGCACGCGCTGCGTTTTCTTGTGGATGGAGCGGCAGTCAATGTGACGGAACAGGGCGTTAAAGACGTTACGCGCTATCTCCTGACGTGTGACCATGTCGAAATAGCAGTCATCAGACTGTATGTATGCGAAACGCTCAAACCACTCGCTTTGTTCCAGCCGTCCTGCTTCTTTCTTTTCGACCTCACGCACACGCGCTGCGGCCTCATCAGGGAAGGCTTCCGTAGGGGAAATCTTGTCCATCATCGACGCCATGCGCTCTGCGATTAGTTCGTCACGCAAGCCGGGCGTTGCCTTCGGGCCACCTTCGTTGGCTACCCAATCAAGAAACGTCCGGCTGTCTAAGTCTTGGCAATGCCCATGATAGCAGCAGAACGAACGATCCAGCGGCTTGTAGCGCGCTTCGATCATACCATCGCTGTGGTGTTCATGGTTAGGACAGACAATGCCGCACCAGCCGTCGTTGTTAGGTGCGCTAAGGACTAGGTTCTTTTCGCTCAACCATGTCAGGACGTTGTCCATCCCAGTGTCGCGCAGATGCACAGCTTTATAGTCCGCTGTGTCGCCTTCGGCTGGCGTAACGCCCAAAGCGGTGCAAATCTGCTCTAACGTGTATTCGCGGTCTGGGTGGAACTCGACCAGCCGCGCAGGAAAGTTGTCGCGCCCGCGCTTCAGGTTGACGCTGCCCGGAATGCGACAGTTGCGGACAGCGTTAGTCGCGCCCGGATCAGTGTAGCCCGCATCTGCAATAGCTTTGACAGCAGCGCAGAAATCGCCCTTCTTTGGCTGCTCGTTGAACGCATAGCCCCACTGGAACGAACCTTCGCTAGTTTCCAACACCCATGTCGGGTCAAGCGGCGGCGTCTTGGACTTAGTGCCAATGTCATCCAGCATCATGAACAGGACGTATTCGACGTTGCTGCCCTTAGCGGCAGGCTTGCCGTCTACAAAGCGGTCAACGACAAACGAGCCGGTGTTGACATACCATGCCTCGCCGTCCTTGATGCGGGCCTTCTCCGGCAGGAACG